AAAAGAAGGAGATCTAATTTATTTTCCTCTTGGAGATCGACTATTTGAAATTAAGTTTGTAGAGCATGAAAAACCATTTTATCAACTCCAAAAAAATTATGTTTATGAACTCAGATGCGAACTGTTCAGATATGAAAATGAGGTTATTGATACTGGGATTGATGAAATTGATGATCTTTTGACAGGAGGAGAATCTGATGGACTTACTGATGATGGAATCTCAACTATCATTGGAGCATCTCAAACACTCACTCTTGTTGGTGCCGGAGTAACTGCAACGGCTGTTGCTGGAATTATCACTGAGGGTGGTATTAGACTCATAACCATGACGAATAGAGGTGGTGGATATACCTCCGTTCCAAGAGTTGCAATTTCATCTGCGCCATCAGGAGGAATTACTGGTATTGCTTCTGCTGTTTTGATTGGTGGAATTAATGTATGCAATCAAAGTGCAAATCCAGGAGCAAGATCTATACAAAATGTTGATATTGTAAATCCTGGCGCAGGATATACTGTTGCACCAGGAGTAAGATTTATTGGTGGTGGAGGATCAGGAGCAGCTGCAACGACCAGAATTGGTGATGGTGTTGTAGGAATCGTAACAATTACTGCTGGTGGATCTGGATATACGACTGCACCAACAATCACGTTTACTGATGAAGTATTCTTGAGTGGAGTAACTACTGTATCTGCTGCAGCAACTGCCATCGTTAGTGCTGCAGGAACTATTACCTCAATTCAACTCATCAATGCTGGTTTAGGATACAGTATTGCCCCCACTATTACTATTTCCAGTCCTTCTCTTACTTCAACTGGAGACTTCATATTTAATGAAGTTGTTACTGGATCAAGTAGCGGAACAACGGGTAGAGTCAGAGTTTGGAACTCTACTACCAATATTCTTGAGGTTTCTAATGTTAATGGGGCATTTACAGTTGGTGAAGATATAGTTGGTTCCACATCAGGTGCTTCACATGAACTTAGAATAATTAATCTTGATCCCGTTGACGATGGATTCTCAGATAACATTAACATAGAAACAGAAGCAGATTCTATTATCGACTTCTCAGAGCAGAACCCATTCGGTATTCCCTAAATAGTACTTATTATAGCAAATAATATTATAGGGACTCAAAGATGTTTGAATATTTTTATAACGAAATATTGAGGAGGACCATTATATCTTTTGGTACTCTTTTTAATTCTATTACTATAAAACAAACTAATTCATCTGACAACGTTGTTAACGTCATCAGAGTCCCTTTAGCTTATGGTCCAACTCAAAAGTTTTTGGCAAGACTTGAGCAATCACCAAATTTAAATAAGTCAACTGCATTGACATTACCAAGAATGTCATTTGAAATGACTGGATTGACTTATGATCCAAGTAGAAAAGTTAGTACAACTCAGCAATATACAGTAAAAGATCCTACAGACGGAACTGAGTCTAAAAAAGTATACATGCCAGTTCCATATAATATGCAATTTGAACTGAGCATCATGTCAAAATTAAATGATGATGCACTGCAAATTGTGGAGCAAATTTTACCATACTTTCAACCTTCATATAATTTAAGTGTTGAATTGGTAGAAGAAATACAAGAAAAACGTGATATTCCAATCATATTGGAAAATATCACTATGCAAGATGATTATGAAGGAGACTTTACGACAAGAAGGGTTCTCCTTTATACTTTAAGATTTACTGCAAAAACTTATCTCTTCGGTCCTGCTACTTCTGCAACCAAAGATATTATCAAAAGAGCAACTGTCAGTTATCTTACTGGTACGGATACTACAAATACTACAAGAGAACTTAGTTACTCTGCAACGCCAAGAGCAATCAAAAATTATACAGGAGATGTTGTTACAACTCTCACTGCTGACATTACAAAAACCACAAAATCATTTGAAGTTGAAGATGCAAGTGGACTTACTGCCAAAACTTACATTGATGTTGAAGAAGAAGAAATGTATATCACTTCTATAACTGGCAATAAGATTACGGTTAATAGAGGTCAAGATGGAACTACTATTGTAGAGCACCTGAGAGGTGCTCCTGTTCATATTATCAATGCATCAGATAATGCATTGATTGAAGAAGGCGACGATTTTGGATTTAGTGGTACGATTTCTTAAAAATGGCAAGCAAATTTGACAGTTTAAATGACGAGTTCAATGTCGTAGGAGACATTGTGCAACCTGAAGTTATCGATAAAAAAATTGAAAAAATAAAAGATATCTCAGATGATATCAAAAAAGATTATGATTATACAAGAGGAAATCTTTACAGCATAATCGAAAAGGGACAGGAAGCAATCAACGGTATTCTTGAGCTTGCACAAGAAAGTGAAATGCCCAGAGCATATGAGGTTGCTGGTCAACTAATTAAGAATGTGGCTGATGCAACCGATAAACTGATGGATCTTCAGAAAAAACTGAAGGATGTTGAAGAAGAAAAACAAACTCGTGGACCATCAAACGTTACTAATGCATTGTTCGTTGGATCGACTGCAGAATTAGCAAAACTCTTGAAGGACAAGGATAAGAAATGAGCGGAGACTTAGGGGAATTTTTTTCACTCATAGGTAAAGCAAAGAAAGAGAAGGAAGATGAATTCCGATCTCTGGTGGGAGAACTTGACATCGATTCGATGTTTTCTCAAGTCAAAGTATCAATAGAAGAAGATAATAAAAAGAAAAAGAAAGAAGAAAAACAAATAAAGGCACTTGAGTCCTGGTTATTTGCGGAACCAAAGAAAAAAGAAGAAGTAGAAACAATAGAAGTAACAGAATCTCCTATTGTGGATGAAGATGAGACAAATTATGAAGAGTGGATAGAGGAAGAAGTAAGGGAAAGAGAAGAAGAGGCAAAAGAAGAAGTAAAAGAAGAGATAGAAGATACTGTTGATCATGCTCTAAAGATTCTTGAGACAATTAAATCAAAAGAAGAAGTTAGAGAAAACCTTGGCGATCCAGAGATACTTAAGATTCGTAGGGAACTTGAGTACTTAAAAAATCTTGTCAATGCACAAGGTGGCGGTGGAGAAGTAAATTTAAGATATCTCGATGATATTGTTGGCATAGCAACAAATTTGAGTGCATATGATGGAATGTATCTTGGGATTGATATCTCAAATACTTCTCAACCTTTTAAATTTTCCGCTGTAAGTGGTGGTGGTGGTTCGGGCGACTATGCTTCTGTTGCAGGAATTGCAACTTATGCAACTCTTGCTGGAGTTTCTACGTATGCTGAAACTGCTGGAGTATCGACATATTCTGTTTCTGCAGGAATTGCTACTTACTCTCCAACATCTGGAGTATCAACATATTCTACTTCTGCAGGAATTGCTACGTATTCAACCACTGCTGGAATTGCAACTAATGCACAAGGACTAACAGGTACTCCCGACATAACGGTTCAAAATATAGTTGGAGTTGCGGCAACATTTACAGGTATACTTACATACGAAGATGTAACAAATGTCGATTCTATTGGAATTGTAACTGCAAGAAGTGGTGTTTATTTTGGTAGTCCAACAGTATCAACTATTGAAACAAATTCTGCCACAACGACTACTACAGACCAAACAAGCATAGATAGTTTTTCCGCATCAACATATAGATCTGCAAAGTATCAAATTCAAATAACAAGAGGTAGCGAATATCAAGTTACCGAAATCAGTATCGTTCATGACGGAACTGATTCATATGGAACAGAATATGCAACACTAAAAACTGGATCTACATTGGCAACTTTTAGCACAGATGTTTCTGGTGGAAATGTAAGATTATTGGCAACCCCATCTTCAACAACATCAACGGTTTTCAAGTTCACTAAAACAACAATAGTAGTATGAAAACTTTTAAACAATTTCAAGAGTCTTGGTCTAATAAATATAAAAAGAGTATTGACTGCTCAAATCCTAAGGGATTCTCTCAGAAAGCACATTGTGCTGGACGTAAAAAAAGAGCAGCAGGTGGTCAAACTAAATCTAAACCAGTTGAATGAAAAACGGACGTTGCCCTGCAGGACAATATTACTGCTATACCAATAAGGAATGTAGACCCATTCCTAAAGGTTTTATGGTGGACCCTGAAGGTATGCTTCGTAAAGAAAATGGAGCGACAGTAGATGAAGCCAACAAAAGTGGTGATTCTTCTTTGCGTGACTGGTTTAGCAAGAGTAAGTCTTCTGATGGCAAGCCTGGTTGGGTTCAACTGGGTGGCAAATATGCAGGAAAACCCTGCGCAAAACAACCAGGACAGACCACAAAACCAAAGTGCGGTTCAAGTAAGATGAAGCGTGCTCTTTCTAAAGATGAAGAAGAGAGAGCATTCCGTCGTAAGAATCGTCAAGATCCAAATCCAGAAAGAAGAGGGAAGGCAATCAACGTGGCTACTGAAGAAACTAAAAAAGATCATGAATATTCCATGGCACGTTCTGAACTCAAAACTGTGAAAAATGCTGCTAAGAGATTAGAGAAGAAAATGGGCAAGAAAGGGGAAGGGAACCTTGAAGCTTGGGTTCAATCTAAAATCACAAAAGCAGCAGACTACATTGATACTGCAGCAGATTATGTAACTAATGAAGAGTTCACAACTCTTCCACTTAATATTGAAATTCCAAACAATATTAGGGATTTCAATCTTGGGTTGATGTTCCGTGAAAGTCTGGATCAAAATAGTGGTATGCTCTTCATCTTTGATGAAGTTGCACAACAGTCATTCCATATGACCGAAACAAGAATTCCTCTGGATATTGCTTTTGTTACAGAGGAAGGTATCATTGAAAGTATTAAACAATTAGAACCATTTGATGAAACTCCAGTTGCTTCCGATGGAGAGGTGCTGTGCGCCCTGGAAGTAAACAGAGGTTGGTTTGCAGAAAACAATGTTGAAGTAGGCGACGAGATTGACATCGAAGAAGCAGCGGGAGAGAAAGACGCTTGCTACCATAAAGTCAAATCACGTTATAAAGTTTGGCCAAGTGCATATGCATCGGGAGCACTGGTCAAATGTCGTAAAAAAGGTGCGGACAACTGGGGAAATAGCACCAAAAAAGAAGAAGTAGAACTTGATGAAAAGTGTTGGAAAGGATATGAGAAGAAGGGCATGAAAACTATGTTTGGAAAGAGATATCCAAACTGTGTCAAAAAAGAAGAGGCAGAATGCGTTCATACCAGGAGGGGTAAGGAATGCCCTGTTCATGGAATGGATGCTTGTCCTGTCGAAGTAAGCGAAGCAGTAAGAATGCCAGCAAAAACTGGCAATCTTGTTAACGTAATCTTCAGATTTAGAAGTTCTTCTATTATGTTGAAGATGTTCTTCCCACAAACATCACTACCAACAAGATCTGATGTTCAAGATCAGATCAACAAGGTTTATCCCGGTGCGAAACTATTAACGTTCGCAGTCTCCGATTATGAACCAGGGCAACCAGTTCTCCATGCCGAAGGAGCCGCATGGACAAAAAAGTCAGGAAAGAATCCAGAGGGAGGTCTTAACGAAAAAGGACGAAAGTCTTATGAAAGAGAAAATCCTGGAAGCAACCTTAAGGCACCAAGCAAGGCGGTTGGAAATCCCCGCAGGAAATCCTTCTGCGCTCGCATGAAGGGTATGAAGAAGAAACTGACTTCCTCCAAAACTGCTAACGATCCAGATAGCAGAATCAACAAATCACTCAGAGCTTGGAATTGCTGATATGAAAAGTTTTCAACAGTTTATGTCAGAAAGTGTCACTATTCATGGTGACTTTAATGGAACTCTTAACGTAGGTGGAGATCCAGTCCAACAAAAAGTTGATGAGCAAAATCAATATGTTGCTGATGTTGTTTGGATGGGAAGCATCTACAGAATGAAACTTGAGTTCAAAGAGTCTATGAGACTTCCAACAACTCAAGAGTTAGCAGAGCAACTTCAAGGAGAATATCCTGGAGTGATCGTTCAAAGAATTTATCCAGTCGAACCAAAACCAGAAGTTAAAGTTTCGGACGTTAAGAGATATCATCCAGGCAAATTAGAGTGGGTATAAATTATGGCACAGTGGAATAAGACTACACAAGACTTCTTGAATCAAGAGAGAAGTCTCTTTGAGGTTTATAATATTGCTGATCACTGGGGAAACCAGACAGACTGGAGACCTCAGTTTTCTGACAATAACAGATTAAAGGTTGCTCCCTTCCAAACAGTTTTCTTCAATACTTTCCAGTATGGTAAGGAAACTGATGTATGGGATGAAAGAATCACTGGTGTTGGAACTGCTAATCATAATACCAATTCCAGTAATGTGGTTATGGAGGTCGGAGATACTGCTGGTAGTAAGGTTGTCAGACAAACTAAACAGGTAATGAGATACATTCCTGGTAGACCAGCAACTCTTGCATTTGCAATTCGTCTGGAAGCACCACAAGTCGGTATTCGCAGAAGATTCGGATTGTTTAATGATACTGATGGTGCTTTCTTTGAGGATGATGGAGGCACATATTCTTATGTAATTCGCAGCAGTGCAACTGGTATCACTACAGAAACAAGAGTAACCAGAGAAAACTGGAATGGTGAAAAGTTTGATGGTAATGGATACACTGGTGTAACTGCTGATGCTACAAAACAGCAGATGATTTCCATTAACTATGAATG